TTCTTATGCATTAGAATTTGCCACGTTTGGATATTTTAAAGAATGGGAAGATGGGAATAAAGCTCTTGAGTTATTTGAAGATGAGATTCGACGATTGTATGGACATTTGATTCGTCAAAGAAAATCACTATTTTAGTATGAGGAGTGGAGAATATGAGTACAGTTGAAGAATTAGCAGAAAAAGTGCAAAAGTTGATGAAAGAATTAGAAACTTTAAAACAACAAGAAGAAAAAGTCGATTTGAAATATCCATTTGAACACCTAGAAAAATATTGGTTGGTCGGAGCTGAAGGTAGTGTAGGTCCACTTCGTTGGTCAAACAATGAATTTGATACTCAAAGATATGAACAAGGACACATTTTTAAAACTGAACAGGAAGCGAAAAGTGAACGTGATAAACGTGAGTTGTTAATGAGATTCAAGCAGTTTCGTGACAAATGTAATGGCTATTGGAAACCTGATTTTTCACAACACCTAGTCGATAAATATAGCATTCAATTTAATTATGCTATTAGTGATTTTGTAACAGTTTATTCCGGACACAATGATAATTTTCATTTGTTTGGTTATTTCAAAAACGAAGAAGATGCAGACCGTGCTATCGAGTTGTTCGGTGATGAAATCAAACGTTTGTACGTGGAGGAATAGTAACGATATATGCATGAACATAACAATCGAAAATTAGCGAATCAATTTGCAGAGTATATCACTGGCCAAGAATTGCGAAAATATACCGCTAGAAAAATTCATCAATATGTCGGAAGTCATCCTACAGTTTTTGATGGAGCAATTGGTAGTGGACAGTTAGAACAATTTGTTGAACCTAGTTTTGTAACTGGTGTGGAATTGCAAGAAAGTGCGTGTGAAACATTTGAAATGAATCATGAGCTGTTTCCTAACCGAAGTATTCACAACATGAGTTTCTTTAATTTTAAAGATGAAGTAGTAGCAGATTGTGTTGTGATGAATCCACCTTTCTCGATAAAATTTAAAGATTTAAGCGAAGAAGAACAGTCAAATATTCAAGAAGGATTTCCATGGAAAAAAACTGGTGTAGTAGATGATGTATTTGTTTTGAAATCATTAAAGCATACTAGTAGATATGGATTTTACATATTATTTCCAGGAGTTGGATATAGAAAAACAGAGACTATGTTTAGAACGTTAATAGGAAATCAATTACAAGAATTAAATGTCATTAGAAATGCATTTGAAGATACTTCAATCGATGTGTTATTTCTTGTCATTGATAAAAACAAAACTAGTCAATGTTGTAAACGTGAGATATATGATTGCAAATTAAAAAAAGTAATAGTTGAAGATGAGTGGGATATTTTAGAAAGATGGGAAACTATTACAGAGGAAGTAGAACAAGAAGAAATTGATATAGATGAAGTGAACAATAGTTTGGAAAATGCTGTGTTAAGTCATTTGCAAAGGCATTTAGAATGTAATTTATTGCTTATTCAAGCATTTAAAGCCCCAATTGATTATTTAGGTTTTATCAATAAATGTTATGCATTGTTAGACCAGTATTCGTTAGAATATCAATTTAATGTACCAGTGATTAAGTGAGGAGGATTAACAATGATTAGTATAAATGATGTAGATTGCGAATATTTATGGAACGGCAACGGAATGGAATTTACTGAAGATGTAAAACAACGTTGGAATAGTATGGATGAACAAGAAAGAAGTAAGTATTTTACTACGGATGCTGATAGAATCCATATATCTGCTACCCGAGTGTTGGACGATTTATTTGAACAATTAGAAGATAATTATGACATTGAAGATTTGTATCTTGGATTATTGAATGATATAACATATGATTTTGTGAATAGATTTCAAAAAATATTAGATGAAATTTCTGAATTTAATTCTGCAGAGTTTTTTAGAGCAGCTGATGAAATTGATCCAACAATTGATTTGGAGGATGAGAAATGAATAAAGTAAAAGTGTATACTACAATCGATTGTCCGCAATGCATGATGACAAAGAAATATATGGATGTATTGAATATCGATTATCAAACAATTGATGTAACGAATAATGATGAAGCCAGAGCGTATGTTAAATCGCTAGGATTTCAAACATTACCAGTTGTAGTAGTAGAAAGTGGCGAAGCATGGTTTGGTTTCCGACCAGAAAATATTGATTTATTGAAGTAGGTGGTGCGATGACTTTAAGTAAAAGACAATTGGCTTATTTTGAAGAATTGTTTGCAGATTATCATAACTATCAAAAGAAAATTAACTTAAGAAAAGCTGAATTGTCTATCAGAGAATTAGACGAGAACGTTGGTGGCGGTAAGTCGAACATTATGGGGAAGCCAGTCGAGAATCTAGCTATCAAATATATGACTGATAAGAAATTAATATTTCTTCAAAATATTTATGAATCAATTGAAAAAACATTAAATAGTTTGGATGACAACACAAGAGAGATTGTTACTGCTCGTTATTTTGAAAATGATGGCTTGTTAACATGGTCTCAGATTGCACAAGAATATCATTATGCATCATCTCAAATCTACAGAATTAGATATCGTGTATTAGAGATGTTTGCAAATTATGTTGGATTGTGCAACACAATCGAAACATGAGAATTTAACGTGTAGAATTCCCACAAAAAAACTGCTATTTTTATAGTATAGAAATTGTGCGATAAGACAGATTTTTTGGTCTCCTTTCCTTATTTTTTGCTGTCTTATCAAACTGGAGAGTCTTCTTAACGAAGGCTCTTTTTATTTTATTGGAGGTGGTGGAAAATGAACGAGAGACAAAAACATTTCGCTGATGAGTACATCATCAGTAAAAACGCTACACAATCAGCGATTATAGCTGGATATTCTGAAAAAACAGCATACAGTATAGGACAAAGATTGTTGAAAAATGTTGAGATTTCCGAATACATAAAGAAACGTACAGAAGAATTATTTGATGAACGGTCAATGACGATTGCTGAAGCTTTAGCAATATCTGCTAGTATTGCTCGTGGTGATGTTCAAAAAGGATATTCTAAGAGTACTGTAAAAAAAGATGGTAAAGAGAAAGTCGTTGAATCTACTTATGAATTTACTCCATCTATAGAAGAACGACAGCGTTCCGTTGACCATATTTTGAAAGTCAATGGTGCTTATTTAGAACGCAAAGAAATCGAATTAAGTGGTTCGGTGGTGTTTACGAATGAATCAGAAATACCAGATTAAGCCGAGCGATACCGTAATCGACTTACCAAAGATTGTCGGATCTGGTTATGGTGCTTTTTGGAAGTCAAGAAACTTCTACCGTGTTGTCAAAGGTTCTCGTGGTTCTAAGAAGTCAAAGACAATAGCGTTAAACTTTATCGTTCGATTGTTGAAATATCCATGGTCTAACCTGTTGGTTGTTCGTAGATATTCTAATACGAATAAACAATCGACTTATACAGATTTTAAATGGGCAGTTAACCGTTTGAAGGTAGCTCATAAATTTAAGTTTAATGAGTCGCTACCAGAGATAACAGCCATTGATACTGGTCAAAAGATACTGTTCCGAGGACTTGATGATGAATTAAAAATAACATCTATTACGGTAGATGTTGGCTCGTTATGTTGGGCTTGGTTTGAGGAGTGCTACCAGGTAGAAACGGAAGACAAGTTTAGTACAGTAGTAGAATCTATCCGTGGTAGTATTGATGCACCAGATTTTTTTAAACAAGTTACAATCAGCTTCAACCCGTGGAATGAACGCCACTGGCTTAAACGTGTATTCTTTGACGAGGAAACAAGGCGAGATGATACATTTGCAATCACGACTACATTCAGATGCAATGAGTGGCTTGATGAAGTCGATATCAAACGATATGAGGATTTGTATATTACGAATCCAAGGCGTGCCAGAATCGTATGCGATGGCGAGTGGGGCGTAGCGGAAGGTTTAATCTATGAAAACGTAACAGTTAAGAATTTTAACAAAGATGAGTTACTGGAAACAGGACGATATGAATTAGCAATCGGACTTGACTTTGGTTTTACTCACGATCCGACAGCATTATGTTGTTCGTTAATTGATGAAGCGAATAAAGAAATATATGTATTTGATGAAGGTTACAAGATTGGTTTGATTACTAAACAAGTAGCCGAATTAATTAAAACAAAAGGCTATGCTAAATCAACAATCATTGCTGACAGTGCAGAGCCACGACTGATTCAAGAATTGCGTACAGAGTACGGAATTAGCCGTATTAAAGAAAGTCGAAAAGGAAAAGATAGCATCATGGCAGGCGTATCCAAACTACAAGGATACGCTATTTTTGTGCATCCATCGTGTACCAATATCATGGATGAGTTTTACAGCTATTGCTATCAACAGGATAAAGAAGGAAATTGGCTCAATAAGCCAGAAGATAAGAACAATCACTTGATGGATGCACTCAGATATAGCTTGCAATGCATTGAATCTGGTAAAGCAAATGTCAAGAGCAAATCATTATTAGGAATAAGATAGGAGGTAAACAATGACAATCACATTAGATAAAGAGTTGATGCCAGATGGTATTCCAACGCCAGAGATTTTAGAATACTGCATCAAACAGCATCAAGGCACATTAGCACGATTAAATAAGTTATCTGATTATTATGATGGTAAACAAGATATTTCAAATCGTACATTTGGAAATCCAAACATACCGAATCACAAAATCGTAGCAAATCATGCTAAGTATATCGTGGATATTGCCACTGGTTTCTTGGTAGGTAATCCAATTGCGTATTCTGGCTCGCAAGTCGATAAGATTTTAGATGAGTACAGTCGAATGGATATCATCAGCCACGATACGGAATTAGAAAAGGATTTGTCTGTATTTGGGATTGGTTATGAGCTAATGTACTTAGCTCCAGTGAACGAAGGCGATACAGAGATTAGAATCAAGTCGATAGACCCACGAGGTATTTTCGTGGTTACGGACGATACAGTCGATAAGAATCCGTTATTTGGCGTGCATTACCAACAACGATTCAAGCTAGATGGCTCATTGAATTATTACTTAATCAATGTATACACAGAAGACAAGATATTTACGTATCATGCTAAAGGATTATCAAAAGGTCAAATGACATTATTTGAAGAATCGGAGCATTATTTTGGTGCTGTTCCTGTTGTGGAGTATCGTAACAACGAGGAACGACAAGGCGATTTTGAGCAACAAATTTCGCAATTTGATGCGTATAACTTGTTGCAGTCGGATCGTATCAATGAGAGTGAGCAACGAGTAAACTCAATTCTATTTATCAAAGGATTCACGCTTGGCGAAGATAATCTAACTCACGATTCGATTATTGAAACGACAGAAAAAGATAGCGATTTGAAATGGCTCATAAAAGAGATTAAAGAAGCAGACAACGAAGTCTTAAGACAATCATTGCTAGATGATATTCATAAATTCAGCTATATTCCATCGATGACGGACGAACATTTCGCTGGTAACGTATCTGGAGAAGCGATGAAATATAAGCTATTTGGCTTGCTACAGCTATTAAGTATCAAGACTAGATATATGAGTAAGTCGTTGCGTAAACGATTGAAATTGATGCGTAATATTTTAAATACAAAAGGTTCTAACATCGATATCTCAGATGTTAAGATTACGTTTAAGCCAAACTTACCAATCAATACTAATGACTTAGCAAGTATCATTAATCAATTGAAAGGTATCTTACCACTTGAAACATTGATTGGTTGGTTACCAGACATTGACGATCCGGCTGAACAGTTGCAGAAGCTTGAAGAAGAACAAAGCAAGTCAATTCAGAATCAGCAACAGGCTTTAGGCAACGGAACACTACCGAAATTCGATGAGGTAGATGAAGATGAAGAAGGATAACGAGAACGACTACTGGAAGAAACGTGCGATTCGTGATTCTGTCAAGATGTTCTTGAATGCAGAACAAACGGAAAAGCTTATCGATTCGGCTTACGACTATGCTAAGAACTTGTTAACCAACGAGATATTAGCATTAGTCAAGCGTGCTAAAACAAAAACTGGGTACGACATCGAAAAGGTCATTAAGCTGTTAAAAGAAGAAGTCCCAACGAGTGAGTTAATTCTTTTAAACCAAATGGTTAAAACGACTAAAGATAAGAAAACTAAAAAGTATTTGCAAAAGACTTTGGATTTACTAGCAATTCAGTTTCGTATTAGCAGACTCGATGTACTCCATACTAAAGCTTTAATCCTAGCTAAAAAAGTAGGAGAACAACAAGAAAAGCTAAGTACGAAACTATTTAAGCAGATTATCACGGACACTCACAAAGAAGAACGAAGTAATTTGCTTGAGATTCGAGAAGAAAAACTACCAGATCCGGTCATGCTAGACGAGAATAACAATCCTAAGAAGCTTATTAAACTTACTGAAGATGTGGAAGTGAAACCGCCAAAAGGTAGCAAAGTCATTACTCCAAAGATTATCGATACCAAAGAAGTCGATAAAGCTCAAGTAGATACTTTGCTTAAGAGCAGTTGGCATGGAGATAATTATTCTAGTCGGATCTGGAAAGATACGAATCAGCTCGCTAAAAAATTGCAACAGCTGTTTACAGTTGAATCTATGACTGGTATGTCAGAGCTAGATATGGCAAGAGAAATCGAGCAATATATGCATGATGCATTTATGCTAAACAAGAATATTGCTCGTAGATTAATTCGTACTGAAGCTAACAGATTCCATACTCAAGCTAAGATACAGCAATGGGAGAAAATGGGGCTTAAGCACGTAAAATACGTTGCAGTACTCGACAATAGAACATCTGATACTTGTGAACGTTTAAACGGTTTGATATTTCCATTAGATGAGCTAGAAACTGGAGTGAATTGTCCACCGATGCATCCTTGGTGCAGGTCAATTATTCAAGCTTATTTTGGTCCTGTGATAGAATTTAACACGACTGATGACCCTATTCGTGAAGTTATGGGAAGTATGTTTGATAGCCATCCAGAAGAAACTGAGAAGCTTATAAAACAATTAGAAGAAATTGGTGTACAAGTACATTTTACTGCATCTCGAAATATGTCCTATCAACCGAAAAAAATAGGATTCCCTGGAGAAATCCGCATAGATAAACAAGCTAGTTACAGTGCTTTGTTACACGAATTTACCCACGCTATGGATGATTATCATAGTGGATGGAGAGGTGTAGAAGATGTTTGGTATCCAGAGAAACATTGGGAATATGAAAAAAGGGCATATAATGCAGAAATTGCATTTGCTAAGTTGAACAATCTGGATAGAAGTTATATAATGAGACTAGAAGAATTAAAAGAAAAAGAACGAAAGAGAACATTTGGAAAGTAGGTGTATATTATGGCTATAGTGGACAATGGAATTTTTATTAGAAATGCTGTATTAAAACATGATGTTTCAGATAAAACTATTAGAAAAATAAAAAGATTGGTGTCAGATAAGAATCCGATGCCAATAACTCATGCCCCTATTGGTACTATTGCTTTAGCAGCACTAGATGTACTTGGTATACAACCTTATAAAGGGGACAATCAGTTTGTACATTATTACAAAGAAATGTTTTCTAGTTATGAATAAAACGTTGAAATTAGCACTTAACAATAGTTAGGTGCTTTTTTTATACCCAAAATACGTAAATAAACTAAGACGATTTTTCTAGAGAATCGTCTTTTTTTGTTTTGTCCAAGCTTTGATGACATTAAAAGCTAAGGAAATCATAGTCTGAGAAGACTTTAAATACGGAGGTTTTGATGGATAAAGAAGAAATCCAAAATGTCGACACGGTGGTGGAAGAAGTGGCAACTGCAGAGCCAACTCAAGCCCCATTACCACAAGACGAAAAGAAATATACCGATGTTGAAGTCAAAGAAATCATTGACAAGAATTTAGCTCAGTGGAAAGCCACGCAAGAGAAAGAACAAAGCGAAGCTAAGAAGCTAGCGAAGATGAGTGCCGATGAAAAAATCGAATACGAGAATCAACAGCTCAAGAATGAGATTGCAGAGTTGAAACGAACTCAAGCGTTGAATGAGATGAGCAAAGTGGCTCGTGGGCTTTTAGCAGAGGAACAAATTACGGTGTCAGATGCGTTACTGGCTCGTTTGATTGATGAAGATGCAGAAGTGACTAAAGCGACTGTGTCGGACTTTATCAAGATGTACCAAGCAGATTTAGAAACTGCAGTGAATGCACGATTGAACAAATCGGCTAAAGTACCAAAAACGCAAAGCAATGTAGTAGAAACGCCTAAGTGGCAACAAGATTTTTTGAAATAGAGAGGAAGATATAATATATGGCAAATCAAGATTTAAACACAGCAACATCTCGTGATAAGTTTTTAGGAATTATCGAGAAAGTTGTAGAAGCACATACTTATTCAGCACCGTTAGTTTTATCTAATGATGCAATCGTGATGCAAGGTCGTAACTTTACAGTAACTAAAACAGACTTAGCAAAATTACAAGATTACAAACGAAATGACGAAAACACATTTGATTACGCTCAAACGGAAGAAAAAACTTACAGCTTGGATCAAGAGAAATACTGGGGTCGTTTCGTAGATAAATTAGACGAACGTGACTCAAATGGCGAAGTGAACATCGATTACGTGGTAGCTCGTCAATCAGCCGAAGTAGTAGCGCCTTACTTAGATAAATTACGTTTTGATGCGGCCTTAGGAAATGTTAGCCAAAACGTTTCTTACACTGAAGGAGTAGAAGGAAAAGCTTATGAATCTACATTAGATGTTTCTGTAATTTTAGATGAATTAGGATTAGAAAAAGAACGTTTATTATTTGTAACTCCAAAATTCTACAAAGAAATTAAGAAAGAAATTGTTAAATTACCTCAAGGAGATGGCGATAAAGCAGTTTTAGGTAAAGGTTACGTTGGACAACTAGATAACTTTACAGTTTTCAAAGTACCATCTAAATTCTTGCCAGGAGTACAAGCTTTAGCATCAGCTCCTAGCGTTGTAGTATCTCCATTACAAATCAACGAAACAAAACATAACGACAACGTTCCAGGTCGCTTTGGGGAATTAGTAGAACAATTACTTTATACTGGTGCATTCGTATTCGATTTCGACCGTAAATACATCGTTTCAATTGCATCTACTAAACCAGCTGACAAACCAGAAGCTCAAGGAGTTGTGAAAGAACGTAAACCAGCTAAATTCGTAGCAGGCAAATCATACAAAGCAGAAGACAAAGTAACGCATAATGGTAAAGTTTATAAAGCTGTGAAAGCTAATACTGGAGCAACTGCACCAGATGCTGACTCTACAAACTGGTCTGCTGTATAGGAGTTGATAACGTATGAATGAACAGTTAAGGAACTTGAAATTATTACTCGGTATTGATGCTGAAGACGAAGAACAGGACGAGTTGCTAGAATTGTATCTTAATCAAGCAATGGACGAGATTTTAAGTTTTTGCAATCGTACTGATTTAGTCGGTGGTATGCAATACATCATTCTGGATCTTGCTGTCATTCGATTCAACAGAGCAGGAACTGAAGGGGAGACTTCTCGAAGTGAAGGAGGAGTCTCTCAATCTTTTATTACTGGGTTGCCAGAAAATATCCAACAAAGATTGGCTAGATTTGTTGTAGCACCGAAAGCTAGGGTGGTGCCTTTTAGATGATGCGATTAAAAGTGAGAGATTTAAAAATCGTTTATTTAAAACGCAAAGTGGTCGAGCGTGATAAAGAAGCGAATGTGATTACTAAGTATTCTGAAACTCCAATTCCGTTGAAAATGAATGTTCAGTCTTCTGATGGAAGAATGGCAGTAGAACGATACGGAGAGAGGTTGAAATACTATAAGAATTGCAAGTATCAAGGTAAAGAGCATTTGAAGGAAGGCGATGGTATTTGTGTTTATGTCAGTAAAGAATCGAATCCAGATTACTTTATTAAAAGCATTCTGGATTACAGCACTCATCTCAATATCGAATTGGAAAGGATTCTAAAAGAGAATGGAGATTGAAGTCAAAGGGATTGATTCTTTACGAGAAAAGCTTAAGAAGCTACCACAAATACTAAACCAAGCTACTAATCAAGCGATGTTTGAAGTGACTGAAACGATTCGCAGTACTGCCGAAGATAACGCACCAGTAGGAATATACACTGGTGGTGGAGAATTAAAAGGTAGTATTCATGCCATCGTTGATAATGAAGATGGAAAGGTTGTCGGTCGAGTTTGGAGTGATAAGAAACAAGCAATATTTACTGAGTTTGGTACTGGTCCGAGAGGACAAGCAAGTCCAAAAGATTTACCAGAAGGAATTGAGCCAGTGTATACACAAGAGCGTTGGTTTATTCCTGCCGATTTGTTAGCACCAGGCGTTGCAGAAGCTTATCATTTCAGACCAATAAAAATCGATGGGCAAATCTTCTATCTTTGCTATGGACAACCAGCACAGCCATGGCTGTATCCTGCAATAAAAGAAAACAAAGACAAGATACCAGAAGTAATGAGTAAATACATTGAACAAGGATTGCGAGGTGTATAGATGATTGAAATTAAAGAGATTGTTGTGAATTTACTGGACAGCGTAGAGGAGATTGCACTTGTTGCTAAGACTTATCCGAATGACTGGACACAATTTCCAACAGCAATCTATAAAACATCAGATAAACCATATTCAAGAGATACAAGCGGACCAGAAAATATGACAGAACACACAATTTATGTGGAGTTATATGGAAAAACAAGCTTAACATCTATTGAGAATACGTTAAATAATAAGTTTAGAGAGATTGGCTTTACTCGAATTGTCCGTAGTGATGGAGAGGATCCAGCAACTGGATTAATAAGAACGAGTATCCAATATAAAGGAATCGTAGACAATCGAAATGGATTAGTCTACCACGCATAAGAAAGGATGATGACAATGACACAACCAACAGGGTTACTATCAAAAGGTACAACGCTATCTGTTAAAACTAAAGAGGGCGGAACATTCGTAGTTTTAGAAGGTTTACAATCGACACCTGAAATGGGTGGAGATCCAGAGAAAGTTGATGTAACGACATTAGCAGACAGCATGAAACGCTATATCCCTGGTATCAAAGATGCTGGAGATTTAGCGTTTAAGTTTTTATATGACAACTCTAGTGAAAACACTGCTTATCGTAAGTTAGTTGCATTAGAGAAAAGTGGAGAAATTGCTGAATTTAAAGTAACGTATCCAGATAATACAGCACATACTTTCAACGCTGGTGTGAACGTAAAAATCGCTGGAGCTGAAGTAAATGGTGCTTTAACATTCACAGCAAACTTAACAGTGAACACTGAAATTACAGTAACAAATGCATAGGAGAGATTAAATGGCTAAGAATACAACTATTACAATCGCAGAAAAAGAATATATTTGCCGTTTAGGGGCACAACGCACAACTGAAGTAGAAAAGAAATTGAATAAATCAATCGCTTCAATCTTCATGAGTCCTACAGGCAATCCAACGTTTCCAAAATTAGGAGAAATGTTATTTGTGCTACAAAAATCAATCATCAATCACGTTTTAAACGAGAAAGATATGCTTGGTTTATATGATGCTTACGTTGCTGAAGGTGGCTCATATACTAAGTTGATTGAATTAGTACAAACAATCTTAGACGACAGTGGTTTTTTCGACAACGGTTCGGACGAGAAAGAAACGAAAGAGTCGACAGAGACAGAGACAGCGGAACAGGACAGCCTGTTCTAAAAACATACAAGAATTTTACAGAGCTATTGGAAGACATGTTTCCGATAGCTCTTTCTTGTGGGATAAGAGCGTTAGAGTATTGGGATATGACTTATTTAGAGATTATGGAGACTATTTATGCATATCGAGAACAAGAACGTATCGAGTTGCAGAAGATAGCGACAATGAATCATAAACTATCACAATTGATAGCGATTGGATTCAATTCGCCAAAAGATATGCCAACAATCTACGATGCTTATCCATCACTTTTTGAGAAACCAGTTGAGACTAAACAGGACGATTGGCGAATCATGAAAGACCGAATCAGTGCTTTTGCGCAGGTTCACAATAGAAAATTAGCAGAGGGGGGAGAAAATGGAACTAGATAAACTAGAAGTCGTCATCACTGCAGACGACACTGATGTCTCCAAAGACCTCGAAGCCGTTCTGGCAAAATTTAATGCTTTCTATTCAAAGCTAAAGAAACAAGCTAAAGAGAATGCGAATGCGATTCAAGATTCTTTCGGATCTGGTAAAGGTACGGAAGAATTAAGTAAGTCTTTTGCTAAGTTTAGCAAAGATACTGCTGAAAATTTCAAGAACTTAGCCAATGCTACTAAGCAATTATCAGAACGGATGGATTCGCATCTCGGTAATTCTGCATCTAAAGCTAAAAGCAAAGTCGGAAAAGATGTTGCTGATATTGTTCGTGATGTCGAAGATAAGATGAAGCAAGCAAATACCAAGCAAAATCTTATCGGAGAGTTAAAGAATAAGCGAACAACGTTAGCTAATAGTGGCGATACTCTTGGTGTAGCTAAGATTGACGAACAAATCGCTCGTTTAGAATCTGCAATGAAGAAACTTCATCAGAGTGCAGTGGATTCAGTAGAGGACATGAAGCGTGAGTTTGATTCACTTCCACAGTCAATGGAAGAAATTGTGAAGGCTATGGAAAAGAACGAACACAAAATCTATCAAGCCAAAAGTCAATTAAAAGATATGCAAGAGAGAGATCCACGCTACATGAGAGACGAAGCTCGGCATAAGCACGAGAAAGCTCTATTCGCTCAACAAGATAGAGTAGATAAATTGGTCGCTGAAAACGACCGTTTGATGCATGTGTATGCTAATTTGGAATCACGTTCTGAGCAGTTAAAATCTGCATTGGAAGGTGTGAATGCTGAATTAGAGAAGCAGAAGAACTTAAGTGAAAATTTGCAAAACACATCATCAAAAGCTACACCGAAACGTAGATTTTTTGGTAGAAGTCGAGCTGTACAATCTCCTCATTTCGATAAGATGCAACGAACTGCAGAGAAGATTCGTAAACCAGTTGGAGAGTTTAAAAAAGCTAATGGGATTTTAGGTCGATTTGGCAAGATGAAAGCTCCTAAGATGAATTTTTCTCCATTCAGACGAGGTGGTAACATCTTATCTGCATTTACGAGAAGATTATTAATTGCTGGATTGGCTTATAAGACATTTAAAGCTATGGCTAGTTATGTTGGTGGAGCAATTGCAATGAATGAACAATTAGCATCTAGTCTAAACTCGATTCAAGTTAACTTAGCTACTGCCTTTTATCCGATTATTCAAGCAGTTATACCAATTCTTCAAACGTTGATTAGTTGGCTTGCAACTGCTATTGGTTGGTTAGCATCGTTTATTTCACTGCTATTTGGAACAACTGTATCAGCATCCAGAGCTGGAGCTAAGGCAATGACTCAAGCGATGGGGGATGCTGGAGATTCTGCTGGAGATGCAGCAGATGATACGGCAGATGCGGCCAAGAAGATGAAACAATCGTTTCTAGGTATTGACGAGATTAATACACTGGATCAAGACGATGACGATGATAAGGGCAAAGGTAAAGGCAAAGGTGGCAAAGGTGGTAAAGGACCTGCCGGAGCATGGGACTGGGATATCCCAGAGCCAGAACTTCCTAAGTGGCTAACGAATATGCTTGATAAGATTAAGCCATTCTTAGACAAGATGAAAAAACTCTTTACCGATGGTTTTAAAAGTGCATTTAATCCAAGTGGAATCGATAAGATGATGCAAGCTTTCCAAAGAATAGGTAAGAATCTGCAAGAAATCTTTACAAATCCTAAGCTCGTAAACGCCTTTAGTAATTTCATTGACAAGACTGTTTATGCATCTGGTCAAAAGCTCGGTGCTTTAGCGAATATAGGCTTGTCGATTGCAGAAAATCTAGTCGGTGGTTTCGACTTGTATCTTGAGAATTACAAAGGTTATATCATTGATAGATTTACCAATATTTTTGATTCCATGGCACGAATTAATGAGCTTGATGGAATGCTATGGGAAGCAATTGGGCGATTATCTGAAGTATTCAGAAGCGATTCAGCAATGCAGATTACATCTGATATCATTGCAATATTTGCTAATGGATTCTTAGGAGCGGTTGATATCTTCTTAAAATTCAAAACAGATATGACTGAAATGATGGTGCTACCTATTACCGAAAATCTAGGAATCATTCAAGAAAACTTCCAAGGATTCGTAGATGCTCTAGTGCCGATTTACGATTCCATCGCTGATGGAATTACTCACGCATTCAGCTCATTTAGTGATGTGTATACTGAGCATATTTCGCCATTCTTTGACGGAATTACAAACAGTTTCATTGCTATAGTGGGAATTATCGGAGAGTCTTGGAAAGCCAATATTCAGCCGATTTTGACTGAATTTGGGAACAAATTCAAAGAAGTGTATGAAGCGTATGCTAAACCAGCTATCGACAATATGATGAGCTTAATTGGGCTATTAGGAGATAAGTTGCAGAAGTTGTGGAACGGTGTTATCGATCCGTTCTTGCGATGGATGGCATCTAACATTCTTCCTACATTAGCACCGATTTTCAAAACAGTCGGAGATATTTTCCTTGAGCTGTTCAAATTAGCGGCCAAAATCTTTAATGACATTATCGATGTTATGAAAGGTTTGCTTGAATTTGTAGATAATGTCTTTTCTGGTAATTGGGAAGGTGCTATGAATGCGATGGGACAAGTAGTCGAAGCGTTCGGAAGCTTATTTGCAAATGTGTTTAATGGACTAGCGAACATCTTTAGGTCAGCAATAAATGGTGTAATTGGCTTAATCAACGGATTCATCGGTGGCTTAAATCAAATCAAGTTACCAGATTTCCTTGGTGGATTCAGCGTGAGTCTTCCTTACATTCCATACTTGGCAAAAGGTGGTATTGTGGATTCTCCTACATTAGCCATGGTCGGAGAAGCAGGTAAAGAAGCAGTAATGCCACTTGAAAACAACACAGGTTGGATGAACGTTTTAGCTCACAAGTTATCTGAATTAATGCCACAACCAAAATCTCCAAATGCTCCTATGGGCGATATTGTCGTACAAATTGGCGATAGAGAGTTTGGTCGATTTGCGATTAATGAAATTAACCGAGAACAAGAACGAGCAGGAAGAACACTGCTTTATGTATAAGAGAGGGGATAGACAATGAGTGCATTATTAATTAATGGGATAGCCGTTGCTGTCCCTAAATCTTTTTCAGTTGGGGTTACGGATGTTGATGGTAAATCCACTCGAAATAGTAAAGGCGATATGATACGTGATAGAATCACAGTTAAACGTAAGCTTGAATGTGAGTGGGGTCCACTGACTCAAGAAGAAATCTCGACCTTATTAAATGCAGTATCAAGCGTATTTTTCAGTGCGAGTTATCCAGATCCGTTAACAGGTCAAACGACAAAAGAGTTTTATGTTGGAGATAGAACAGCTCCAGCTTATTCTTTTAATAATAAGTTTAGACCGTGGAGTGGATTATCAATGAATTTTATTGAAAGGTAGATGCTTATGAGAGAATATAACAAAGCTATGTTTGGTAAGAATCGGACTCTTGCTATTAAAGTAGGCAACTATACTTCAGGAGATATCAATGATGCTTCATTTAATTATGGATTTAACGCAGGAGATACTTACACGACTGGTGGTACGATTGTAGGGACAAGCAAGATTTCATTTTCTAGCATTATTACTACATTCAATAAACTTGATAAAATGTATCCAGAAATCGGAATCCTTGTAGAGAATACGATGGATTGGACTAAGATGGGCGAGTATTTTATCGATGATATTGAAATCGATAGAAATAGCAATACGACTACATTAATGTTAATGGATGGAATGTATAAATTTAATCAGCCGTATGTGACGGATCTGACATTCCCTGCCACGGTAAAAGATGTCGTGACTGAAATGTGCGTAAAGCTTGATGTAGTATTGCAGAATCCCGATATTAGTGTTGATGTGTTACGATACACCATCAGTGAAAAGCCTAAAAAAGACAAAATTACATTCAGAGAAGTATTAAGCTCGGCAATCCAGTTAATTGGAATGTCGGCTTTTTTTAATAGAGATGGCAAACTTGAGATTCGTGGATTGGAAGAATCTAATATCACGATTAATGCAGAAAGTTACTACTTGCATGGACTTAAGAAAAGTGAAATTGAGTATCAAATTGCTGGGATAACTTGTAAAGCTGAAAAAGCTACTTATACAGTTGGATTACGTACTGGTCGTTCTTTAGAGATTCAAAACGACTTCATGACTCAAGGTTATTTGGATGACTTGTATTTTAACTTGAAAAACATTCGATATTATCCATATACGCTAGAGTTTCAAGGGCATTTGAAATTGAACGTTGGTCAATGGGTTACGATTGTTACGAATAAGAATGAGACTTATAAAGTACCAATTTTCTCTTTGAGTTACGATTTCAAAGGTGGCTTAAGTAGCAAAATCAGTGCAGATACACGAGCTGGAAATGATGCACAGTATTCTTACACAGGCTCACTTACCAAGAAGATTGAGCAAGCTTCAATGGAGATTGAAGATAGAGTGCAAGCTCAATTAGAACAAGCTGATAGAGAGTTCAATGAAAAAGTTGAGAAGATTAAGAAAGATGCTGAGGAGAAATCCAAAGACTACCAAGCAGAACTCAAAGAAAAACTTAACGAGATATTTGAAAGTAGTAAAGATGCTTTTTCTGAAAAGTTGAAACAAGAATTTGAACAACGGCTAACTAGTCGAGATTCAGAGATTGAAAAGAAACTAAATGCTATATCATTTGTCGAGTTAGAGAAGTTGAAGCGTGAAATTGAAGAAACTGCAGAATCGGCTCGTATTAACGCAGAATTAATTGGTGGCGATGGTGGTAAGAGATACAACAAGAATCGACTTGATGGAGCTTTTAACAGAACAATCGAGCTAGGTAGAGATTACATCGAGGTTGGGCATAATGGCGAAGGCTTTGAAGTTGGTAAAGAATACACAATCAGCTGGAGTGCAGAGTGTACACCATACGGACATCGTAATGTAACGTTGAATGTACCATCACTTCTATTCGTTGAAGGCGGACACGTTATTTTAAGACCAACAGATACACGATTCCCAAATATCGAACACAATATTAATAGTAGTAATCGTGTTGTTCCGATGGTGTACTATGGCGACTACAACATCGAGTTTAGTGGCAATTGGTATAGACCGAAAGTCACTAGAAAGACTGTATCAGCAACCATCGAGGAATTGAGCTTAGATTTTGAATACAAAGCGATAATCGATAGTAATGGCGATAATCGTACTGAAACAGTATGGAGTGAAAATCCACAAATAATAATTGATGGGGGGAATGGATAGTGACAGAAACGATTAGTGCAGAAATAATTAGTGCAGTTTTGCAAATGAAACGTATGACTCGTGAACAGTGGCGTACTAGTCCGTATGTGCCTAGACAAGGAGAGCCTGTGTGCGAAAGTGATACAGGTTTTATGAAAGTAGGAGATGGAACACACCGTTTTCCAGATTTAAAATATTTGACTGGTCCACAGGGGCCACAAGGGATTCAAGGTGTACAGGGTCCTCCAGGACGAGACGGAGTCGTAACATTTGAAAACTTGAGTCAAGCACAACGTAATTCTCTTAAAGGCGATAGAGGTGATAGAGGCGAACAGGGTCCCCCTGGACCAGTAGGTCCTAGAGGAGCAGATGGAGCTAGAGGAGCCACAGGAGAACGTGGAGCTATTGGTCCAGCAGGACCAGTCGGTCCAACTGGAGAACGAGGTCACTCATTAACAGCTAATGTACGTATTGAAGGTAACTATCGTAACGGTGTGAACAGTCAATTAAATGTTATTGCAGATGTTTATTATGACGGTACTAGATTAACCAGTGGATATACAGTCGATTTTTACTATCGTGGATTCGGCAATAACAACTGGACTAGCCAATTAAACAAACAACCAGACTCTAATGGTAAGTTTGCCCAATGGAGCCCAGCACAACGTAGTGGTGGGTATCTTGAAGTGTATATTGTCGTCACTTACCAAGGGATTAAAGCAGCAGCTAATACGAGATTGGATAATGTGCAAGATGGAGCTAGAGGTGCGACTGGAGAAAGAGGAGCTACAGGTGAACGTGGACCGGTAGGACCACAAGGTGCGACAGGCAGTCCTGGTCAAAATATTATCAATCAAAGAACTGGACAACCTATGAAGTATTGGTTGGGTAGTAAAGCCGAGTTTGATGCTATTAGCAATAAAGATGCTGGTACTGTTTATGATTATTATGCGTAGGTGGTGGAGATATGGTAAGAAAAGGTATTTATGTGAACGGTAAAGAAATCGTTGCTAGATATGTTGGAGATAAATTGGTTTGGAGAAAAGGAGTGGATATGCTGATAGCAAACATTACACCAGACTACATAAATAATAATGAGTATTCATTATTATCTATTGTGAGAGGTAGTTTTACAACGTTGCGTCAAGCTACATTTTACAATGTGAAGTTGGTTATAAATGGTAACGTTTTTCCTTATTTAGCAGATGAAGTCACGTTAAGTCCTAACAATCCAATAGCACGAATTAAGTTTGCACGTTGGAGTGACCTTCAAGATTGGGAAATTAGAACTAGAAGAAGCAGTCATCCCAATATCAGAATGTTTATAGAGGAGTAATATATGCACACAACAATACAAAATAACAAGAATCCAACACAAGAATTAAATGGAAGATACTACCAAACTTTCACACCAAGAACACCACAAGAATTGATAAAAATCCATCATATGGGCTGTGTTGGTAATACTGAATTAAAGAATATTCAAATTGAAAAAGGAAATACACCAACAGCTTTTGTTGAGCCAAAAATTACGCAAATGGAGACATCTGGTATCCTAAATGACTTGAGGTCATTGAATCTGATGTTGACTGATGTTGATAGCGATTTGTGGGGACGAATCAAAGCCAATAACAAAGGAATGCTTACTGAGTTTTTTGATTCAAATATCAAGAGTGCGATTGCGACATCGGCTAATAATATCATGCAACAAATTAATAGCACGCTAAATGGAGATTATTCATCGTTTAGTCAGCGACTAGATGCGTTGCGGTCTACAGTCAAGAACGAAGCAGTTACCAGTACAGTAACTCAATTAGCAGATACTTACGATAGGAAGATTGCGACAGCAAACGAGAATGTTGTATCACGAGTGAATCAATCAATAAGCAATGTTACGACATCTGTACAGGAATTAGAAAAAGGAGTCGTTAAGCGTAGCGACATTTCAGTTACAGCTGACGGCTTAAGTTTCGGATCGAGTAAAGTAATCGATGGACAAACGTTATCGAGTATTTTGAATGTAACGCCAAACATGATGACGGCAATTACTCGACAGATGCGAGTCACTGGAGATATGTTAGTAAATGGAGCTATCACCAGTGATAAGATTCAAGCTAACAGTATAAAAGCTGGGCATTTAGCAAGTGGAAGCATCAGTGCATCTAAATTAGATGTAGATGATGCTTTTTTTGATACTCTGGTATCTAAAGAAGCTTTTTTTACAAAAATGCAAGCTAAAGAAGCTTTTATTCACGCTGTCCAAGCGATTGATATTAAAGCTACTCAATTATCTGCTGATTTCTTATCAGCGTATAAAGGTAACATTGGTGGTTTTCAGATTGGTCCAATCAAAAAGACAGATATATACGGCAATGTAACATATTATCATGGTAAATATATTACAGGAGATAATCAATTCAAAATAGGAATGAGTAATGGAGATACTGGTTCTCCAGGACGAGCGGCCTTGTGGGTTAACTGGGGGTCAGATTGGGATACATTTCCAGAAAATGGCTGGGTAGTGACTCATGATGGAACAATGTATGCAAATCATGGAGCTTCTTTTAAAGGGCAAGTATCTATGAATGGTACTTTATATATTGAGCCGGATGGTGGAGCGTTAATTTATAAAGGAAAATCATTAGGAGATTTACTTAAAAGCAAACTACCAATGGATAACATAACTGAAATCAGTAGAAAACAAGATGCGAATGGTCCGTTCGTTGGATTTACTAGTCCGTCTGGCAATGTATTTGTGAGGGCACAACCATGGTCGGATAAACGACTAAAAAGTAACATTGCAAAAACACAAGTAGATGCATTAGATGCCATCAATAAACTAAATGTATATGAATATGATTTTAAAAAGGATAGTACAGAATACCATAAAAGTATCGGTTTAATTGCCCAAGAAGTTGGTCAATATTTACCAGATGCTCATGACAAGATTGATGGTATTGAAACGTACAGTCCTTTTTTCTTTGTGCCATATTTGGTCAAAGCGATTCAACAACTATCAACTAAAGTAGAAGACTTAGAAAGGAAGCTACACAATGAATAACAAACCAACAGCCATTGAGTATTTAGCTCAAGAAATTACACGACTTTCAGTAGAGAAAGCATATTTACAAGAAGCATTATATGCAGAACGTGCTAAGAATGCAGAATTAGAAGAACAATTAACAAGTCCAACTAAGAAAGGGGATAAATAATTATGGTAATGACAGGATATGAAGTAAAAAGTAAATTTTTAAAACAAGATATGACAGAGGTAGTCGTTTGCAAAGAACTACCATACACGTATGTACAACGCCAACTACCTGGCAATTTGCTAGACAAATCAGACGAGTATTTAATTCAACGAGTAATGGATTTAGTGAATATGGAGTATGATCCATCAAGTGCCATTGCTCAATTATCAGCATTATCTAATGAAGTAAAAGAACGTTTAACTAAAGTAGATGATTTAGCTGTTAAGACTGAGAAAGTATCTGAAACGACTCAAAAATCATTGCTTGAGTTGACTGAGCAAGTATTTAACTTAACTGCTGATTTAGAAGCATTAAAAGCTAGTCACTATGAAGAAGTTGAGCATCCAACAACAACTGACACAACTCCAACTACAGCTCCACAACCTACTACTGAGCAACCAGTTGCTGAAACTCCAGCACCTACTACAACTACTACTGGACAACCAGTAGCAACACCAACTACACCAACTACACCAACTACACCAACTACAACAATGGAGGTAGAACATCATGACGAAACGCCAAGTACAAGTACACCAAACATCAACAATCAAACAGAATCTACAGAACATCCTAGCGAGACTACAGATGGCACTATCGCTAGTGTTTAATCGAGGAGGAGATAATATGACAAACTTAGTAATGCTAATGGCAATCAATATTATTGAAGGAAGATATACTTACGAACGTGTTCCTGTTAAATTAAAAGCACGAGTATTAGCACAGTTACAATTATCTGGAGTAACTGTGAATGAGCATGGAGAGTTAGTGGAATATAAACGCTAATTCTCTTTTTTTATGGAGTTGTAGGAGTGTGAAGTAAGATGAGCGAGAATGTGATGCTAGCGTTGATTCCTGCCTTATCCGCCATCGTTACTGTTTGGATTCAGGCAGGAAGAAAACGAGATGCGGAGGATATTAATACTAAAATTAATAAAATCCAATCTGTGGTCGATATCATCACAGAAATAGGAAAGAAAAATAATGAAGACATCACAAAATTAAGTGATGGAATTGTCACTATTGAAAGATATCGTTTAGAAGAAGATTTGCAACGAGCGTTAGAGCGTGGTTACACAACTAATGAAGAAGCTAGACGATTATCTGAATTATACGGATCGTACAGTGGAATGAATGGTAATGGCTATATCAGTCCTATGTACGAAAGATATATGAAATTACCAGTGAGAGGATGATAAATATGAACGAATTAACACAAGTGGTAACTCAAGGAGCATTAAGCGTATTAGTAGTATTAATCGGATTATTATTCAAAGAATTAAAACGATTTTTAGAAGCTAAGAAAGAGCATCTGAAAGCGAAAACGGATTTGAAACAATATGAGCTAGTTAAAAGTATTGCTCAGACAGTCGTAGAAGCAGTAGAACAAGTATACAAAGATGTAGTTGATGCTAGTCAAGACAAGCTAACATCTGCTGAGAAACGATTAACTAGTGAGCTTGAAGCAAAAGGTATCTATATTGATGACAATGCTAAACGCATGCTTATTGAATCAGTAGTAAATGGAATGAATGAATTGAAAAATATTTAATTTTTAAGGGGATAGGTCGCAATGACTTATCCCTTTTTTATTTAGTAAGGAGGGCAATATGAGAAAGATAATCAAACGAAAGATTCATATATCCACACACAAGCGAGACCTCATCGACTTCATTAACGATGAGTTTTATTCTCATGACAAACACAATGCATTTATCGAATTTACGATGAAATCATTACCAACCGACAATATTATTGCCTTGTTTTATTTCCAGAAAACTAAACGATATGTAGAAACAAAAGCTTTTGTTGATGGAGATAAATTTACAATCGAGTTTGATACAAGTTTAATCAATACAGATGAAACTGTTCTAGGATTCATCTATTTTGAGAAAGTGGCTCAATCAGCAGATGTACATCGATTTAGCTTTGGAGTCAAAGTATCTGAGATTGATAAGTTGCATGATATGCCAATCGAAGAAGCTAAAACAAAACGAGTTGTGGCTGTTGAGGATATCGTTACTAAAGCTGAATTAGATGAGTTATTTAAACGAATTGAAAAAAACGGTGGTACTTATAACGATACTGAGATTCGCAACTCTATTTCTTCTATATCTGAAAGAGTGAAGACTCTAGAAAACAAATCAGATGACGATAGCGATGTTAAAAGTCGATTGAATGTATTAGAAACAAATGCTAGTAGATATTTAACTGAACACCAACCACTAACTAGTATTGAAGAACGTATTCAGCAAGTCGAAGCACGTTTTAATAATCTTAGCAATATCTACCTTACTAGCCACCAATCATTAGAGCATTTAGCTACTCAGGACGCTTTGGATAAAATTGCACAGCGTGTGGAACAGTTGGAACAGAATAGAGGTAGTCAACCAGCAGTGGATAACCACGATTTTGTAACCAGAAAGGAACTAGAGGATAAACATTATCTTACTAGTGTTCCAGAAGAGTATGCTAAGAAATCTGACCTGTCTACTGATTCTGAATTAAGAAATAAAATCACACAGTTAGAAACTAACAGCGTAACGAAAGAAAAAGTAGAATCGGTAGAAAATCGTGTACAAGTATTGGAAAACAAATCTGTAGTGACTCACGAGGAATTAGAAAACGCAGGCTATGCTAAAACCACAGACTTAACTCATTTAGCTGCTAACTCAAAAGTAGAAGCAGTCGAAAGCCGAGTATTAGCACTGGAAAATAAACCTAGTGTAATTCCACAGGGGTATGATGATAGTGCATTGAGTGGTCGTGTATCTGCTTTAGAAGCAAAACCAGAAGTAGATGTTTCTATGTTTGCTAAAAAAACAGAAGTGCCTACTATTGATTCAGTTAACAATCTATTGCGTACTCAAGGCGAACAAGCAACTAAAATTTCTGTTTTAGAAAGCAAATCTGCTTATGAAATTCATGGTACAGGTATGCCTAACGGCAAAGTTGAAGCACCAATCGGAACTACTTATGTGGATATGAACGTGACTAATGGAGCGTTGAAATGGATAAAACAATCTGGATCTGGAAATGCTGGTTGGAAAGTGCTTATTGGAGATACAGGTTGGAGAACGTTAAACAGCGTATCTAGAGCAGGTAACTCGTTCATTAAAATTAGAAGAGTAAACAATCTTGTTACTTATCAATTCGGAGGACTTTCATGGGGTTGGTTTGGAGTTGGTAGACGAGGCGGGCCTGGATTTTTAAGGCATAACAGTAGTGGCGACAAAGGGGCTAAAGTTATTGCTCCTAACGGAATTCCCGAAGGCTTTAGAAGCGAAAATTCGATTGTAGGACCAACTTATGATGACAAGGGTAGACCATATGGCATTTGGTACTTAGGTGGGAAATCTGACTTAAATTTCATCCAATTTACTTTTAACGAAAACATACCAACAGATAGAGACATCGGCGATATTCGTGTGAGTGCCATTAGCTATGTAACGGACGAAGATTGGCCAACAACGTTACCTTAATATAAATTAGGAGAGTGATAATATGGTAAAAAGACAAGATGTAGTAAACGAGGCTTGCTATTTAGCAAATCGTGGAATTGGAGTTAATCCAGATTTTTTATATGGATCTCAATGTGTAGATTTGATTAATCATATCATGATTAAATTCTTTAAAATTCGATTATGGGGCAATGCCATTGATTTATTAGATAGTGCATCTGAGCATGGATTATTTATTAAATATAACGCTAATGACGACATTAATCCAAAGGCAGGAGATGTTTTCGTAATGGATACTCAAGCGTTATATGGACATCCATTTGGTCATACTGGAATTGTCATTGAAGATAGCGATGGCTATACTATCAAGACAGTTGAGCAAAATATTGATGGTAATGCTGATGCATTAGAAGTCGGCGGTCCAGCACGATTCAACACAAGAAGTTTTGCTGGAATCGTTGGTTGGTTTAGACCGAATTATGAAGAAGACGAAGTAGAAGAAGCAGAAGAAGCTACTGGTTGGATTGAAGATGATAACGGATGGACTTATTGTGATGAAGATGGAATTCCAGTTAACAAATGGAAAGAAATCAATGGAGCATGGTATAAATTTGACTTGGAGGGCTACATTTTAACAAATGAATGGATTGCTCAAGAAGATAAATGGTATTGGCTCAAATCTGATGGAGCAATGGCAAAAGGTTGGCAATTAATCAATAATAAATGGTACTTCTTCCATGAAGATGGTGCAATGCACGAGGGTTGGTTAGAATACTTTGATAAAATCTACTATTTAAAAGCCAACGATGGCGATATGGTATCTCGTGAGTGCCGTAATATCGATGGAGAATGGTACTATTTCAACGAGAACGGCGAACGCTTAGAAAAAGCCAATATTACTGTGGATGAACAAGGTAAAATCCACTTTTAATTAAATAATGAGTTTATAATTTTGACTAGACCCCTATCTACTATTGTAGGTAGGGGGATTTTTTTGTAATTATTTATATTTTAATAGGAACAACAAAAGGTGCTACTAAAAATAGCACCTTTTGTTGTTCCGTATTTGTTCCGCGGTTCCGTAAATGTTCCGTGAAATTGGCACTTTGAGGAAATGTTAGGAACGCTACAAACGTTGATTTGACAACGTTTTGCAATTTGAGGAAATGTTAGGAAAATTGTACCAATGCCCCTCGGCTCCATAAAAGACGTTGATATATCAACGTTTCTGACGATTTTGTTCCGTCAATGTTCCGTGGCTTAAAATCTCTTTGATTTTAATTGCTTCGGAATTTTTTATTTCTTCTAAAATATGGGCGTAAGTTTTGAGAGTGATGTTCGGATCAGCATGCCCTAATCTTTTACTCACAGTCAGTAGTTGAATGCCTTTTGAAAGCAAAATACTTGCGTGAGTATGTCTCAATGCATGAAATGTAATATCACTATCAATATTTGCTCGTTTTAAAGCTAATGTAAGAGTTTTGTTGACAGCTGTATTACTAACTCTCTCGAAAACGCATTCGTTATTTCTTGGTAATGTATTTAGCAAATCTAATAATTTTTGCGGTACTTCAATTGTTCGTTTTGCATTAATAGTTTTTCCATCAGTAAAATCATTTGTAAAGTGATAGTCGAATCCTTTTTCAATTCGAATCGTTTGATTTTCGAAATCCACACAATCCCAAGTCATCCCTAAACATTCCCCGAATCTAGCACCAGTATACATTGAGAATAGAATGATATATCTAGATGTATATTCTTGATGGATTCCATCTAATAACGATTCTTCCAATCTTAGAAACTCATCATAATTCAAGAATTTTTCTTCTTCTTTTTTTGTATTAGCATCCAATCCTTTTAATACAGCAGTATTTGTCGGATCGTGAATTAATATGTTCGTATTGATTGCATATTTAATAACGGCTTTTACATAGGTATGGTATTTCTTCACAGTTTCTTTGGAACGTTTTTTAGCTATATTATTCAAGAAATCTTGATAATTTTCATGATTGATATCTTTTAGCATTAAATTATAATTCTTGCGTACATACGAAATAATTGAATTAATTCTACTAATACTTTTAAGTGATACTGTATCTTCCTTATATAACTTCTTCCAATTCTCCATATAATCAGCCAAATAGATTTTTTCTTTAGCAAAATTCTTACCGATTAACATTTCATTTTCTCGTTTTACCGATGCATCTTTCGCTTCTGCTTTGGTCTTGAAGCCACTTTTAGAAACAGCTTTTTGTTTACCGTTGTCGTAATAATAGACTTTATACGCCCACGTTTTGCCACGTTTGTATATGCTTGCCATATTTACCATCCTTTCTTTTTATGGTAAAATAGGGCATACCAAATAGCCCTATTTTAGGGTGATTTTGATGTTTACCACACTAACAATCTTGGAGGAGAGTAGTGTGGTATTTTTTTATGAAATTTGAGGTAGAGGATCATTATCGTGCCAATTTTTAGGGAACCCGTATTTTTCTAAAACAGTATTAAAATCTACTGAATGTATTTTCTTACTGGTAGTTCTAAATCTTTTTCGCAAAGTGTTGTTAAGAACTCTAAATTCATCAGGACGAATAAGCGATTGAAGAGATAAAAATATAGCAAAAAAATTCGAACGTGTATCATTTCGGTCTGTTATGCCATCATAAATTTCTGGAATATATGGGATACTATCTCGCGTTTTAAAATCCCATAGTTTATTATTATGAGCGCAACAATTTCTAAGTTCATTGACACAATGCAGTATTATATCAACAGTATTTGGAGCTAATTTATTATTTATATTTCCACTATTATTACTTGCAATGTATTCAGATAAGTAGTCAGCAACACTCAATCTTATATCAGCTTTTGAATATTTATACATATATTTAACATCACCGAATGTTAATTCATTAATAATCACCCATAACGGTACAGAATTATGTTGAGTAAAGTAATGTTTAATAGCATTTTCATTACTACTATTTTTTAAACTATTAATTTTATTTGAAATCGTTGATAGTGTTCTATGGATATCCAGAGTTCTATCAGGATCATAAGATTCTGTTTTTAAATAATCGTACTTATCACGATGAACATCGCAAAAGCAATATGAAAATATTGATTTAAAATGCTTTTCCGCTTGAATTAAATACTTCAAAATTGTTGATTTTATTTCAGTATCCAAGATGTGCAAGTATTTTATTTCTGCAAATGTTGAACCGTCAATATAACTGTTACTATTACTATTTTCAAGAAGAATTTTACTGTATAAATTTACAACATTGTAGTAGTTGTTATTTAATAAGTAATTTTTAGCATCTTGACTATCGTCGATTTTTAATTTTCTATTTGTTAAAATATCAATTTGTTCTTCCAATGAACTGAAAGGTTTCATAAAAAAACTCCTTTATAACAAAAAATTCCCTTGTCCATTAAGAACAAGGGAATCTTCCGCGGAAAGTCCTCACCAAGTATAAACTTGGCTTGCTCACGCTCTTCTCTTGTACTTATAGTATTATATCGTGTTAATGATTGTCAAAGAATAAATGTTTAAGAAAATGTTAAGAAATTAATTGCCACAATATGTAGTGCTAACTATTTAAAAACGTATATATTTAGTGAAATCAGTTGAAAATATTTTTTTTAGATTCCTATCAAATAATTCTAATAATACTTTCTCATTTCTTCTTTGATTCCAAACGTTGCTTTTAACGTATCAAACGTTTCTGGAATATCTTCATACTTTTCCTGATAGAAGAGTAGCATCAATTCCGTAGCAAATCTATCAGCTTCATTCTCTAGTTTCCCTTTTCCATGATATGCAGCAGTGTAGAACCTATCTAACCCATAATGATCTAATGCATGTTTCAATTCATGAGCCATGACTAGATACCTCAAATTACAATCACGGATATTATCATTAATCCAAATCATTGGTTTATCATTCGGAGTCGATAACATTAACCCTTGTAAATCGCTAGGTAACGGCACAAATCTCACTTCGATATTTTCATATTCAGCGATTATAAACGGATTAGCCGTATTGTGACGATTAACTAACTCAGTTACTTCCAATTAATTCCCACCTTTATTTTCTTGAATTTTCTCCCAAAGCATTGCTTTTATCATGCCTTCTAATTGTATCTTATCGTCTTCAGATAATTCTATACCATTATAGGACATAATAACGCTGTTACGTTTTAACGCTTCATCAAAAACAATAACATCATCTTTAGTCGCCCACGCTGGTGCATCCGTAGAAATGGAGTTTTGAGCAAAACGAGGGTCTACAGCAGATTTTTCTACGTTAAAGAAATCTGCAATCTTTTGTACATTCCCTGGATTAGGCATAGATGTGCCTTTAACATATCCAGTTAAAGTGCTTGTAGGTATTCCAGTATGTTTAGACAATTCAACTTGCTTAGTTCTAGTACGATTAAGTAATTCATTGATATTAACAGATATTCTCTTCATGATTTCTATATCATTAGGAGTATATTTTCCTCTTCCTCGTGCCATTTTTAGCACCTCCTGTTATTCTTTTCTACTATATAATAACGGTTTAAATCGAATTTGTAAAACAAAAAATATCAAAAAAATCGAATTTTTTATAACAAAACTATTGACGTACGAATTAAATCGTATTATCATAAGCACATAAGTTAAATAAATTTGGAAGGAGGAACATGTTTTGACACAAATTTCGTTAAGAGCTGCAAGAGTTAACGTTAATTTAACTCAAAAAGAAGTAGCGGAAAAATTAGGACTTCATCAACAAACTATCGCAAAATACGAAAAAGATAGCACTAAGATTCCTATGGATTTGCTACGCCAATTAAGTGAATTGTACAAGGTTAAATTAGATCATATTTTTTTAAGTTAAAAATACGATTTAAAACGTACTTTAATACTTGTATTTTTTAACAGAAAAGGAGGAAGTGGAATGGATAAAGAAGCGATAATAAAATTGTTTCTAGAATTCAGAAGCAAATTTACAAAAAGAGAATGGCACGAATTAAATCAAGCTGTTGACGAAAGACTAAAACAAAAAGCCGACCAATTAACACTGGACGACTCGGATTTAGTAGTTATCTCAGACAAATTAAAAAGATTTATCTAGAGACGACTTGTATAAAAATAGGGTGGATACGATAATCCGCACCACGATAGCTGATTTGAATGTAATCTTGGCTGTACATAGTATTTGCTTTAGGTTTAGTAATTGGTGAGTAGAGTTCGGCATTTTCTTCCCACCAAATGTAAGGACTAGTCATATTTGGTCCCATTACACAATCAGCATCAGCAGATAAGTTCACCCAATTTCCACAGAGGCAAGCATAAATTTCGGTCATTGTTATCACCTCCCTTCAGACACATTATAAGTCTGAAAATGAATGGTAACAATATAAAAAAGAAAGGAGGAACACAATGAAAGAGTTATATGACACAAAAACAAACCAATTTAAAGGAGTAGTTTCTAACGATATTACAATTGTTGCAGATGAATTAAGAGAAGCACAATCAGAAATTCTCACTGTGCTTAAAAAGCATAAATTCAATTATGAAGTTTCGGTATACGTGTTAGATTGTTTGATTCCTAAATTGAAAGAATCACTCAAATACGAACAGATTACGGTTTTATAGTTTGGAGGAACACCATGAAAAAAGCTCGCCAATTAGTTATAGGCAACAGCAAAATGACTTTTACTAAAAAAGGAATAAAAATTCAATCTCCTAAAGTCGTTATCAAAGGAGATTTGATTCAAGCAGGCAATATATCAGCAAAGGATATTGATAGCACGAAATTAAAAACAGACTTCTGCTAAGAAAGGAGTGATAAAAATGGAGCAAGCAACACTAGACTATTTCGAGCCGATTGTACTTGAGATTGTTAAGCGAAATCCGAAGAAGTTTGTGGATCTTATTCAATCTGAAATCACACATACACACACACCAGATTGGCTCACGACCAAACAACTTTGCGACAAGATTGGTACTACAGTAAGTACTTGGTCTAAAAGCGATGTTCGATATCATCCAGTAGTTGTTAATGCCAGAAGAACAGATACAGCTTCATATAAGTACAAATCAGACAAACTTGAAGCGATTCAGAAGGTTTGGGACGAGAGGAGGTATCGCCGTGGAAAAGGCTAAGAGCTTTATCATATGCGTTCTGACAGTAATATTATTCGCATCGTACTTTATGATTTTTTATCTCTGGACGGATAATCGAGCTTTAACAAGACAAATCAATGAGGTAGAAAGTGAATTAAGAGTATATCGCATTATTGAACAAACTGGAAAGAATGGAGGATAAGTAATGACGAGAAAGGAATACAGAAGAAACAAACTAAACAATTTCAACAAATGGTTTCTAATCAGATTTGCCCAAACTTTTGCTTATTTTGCAACATTCGCAGTAATAGCATTTTTATTACTTTGTTTAATGATTGGTGCATCTAATCAACACTATCAGAAACTTCAATTAATTCAAACAGGACAGTATGTATGGGAGAGATGATGCAACAAGAAACAATCATTAAATTAATTAAGAAATCAATTCAGAATTTCGAAGAAACAAACGATGTAGAACATTTAAACGATATTATTCAAATCATTTTTGAATATAAAAAAAGCCAGCAAGGGTAGTTGCTGACTCGTGAATAATATCTTTCTTATATTATAACACAAAAAACGAAAGTAGAGGAATAGAACATGGAAAAAACAGCAAAATATATTGTATTTCGTCATAAAGAATCAGGAGCTTGTTTAACAGATTATAAAAATGAAGGTACATTAGCTTATAAAGCTAATTACATTAGAGAAATTAAACATGCAAAGACAATGAGTTTTGAATCGTTTGAAGCACAAAAAACAAAAACAGAGTTACTGGCTAAAACTATGGGCTGTGAAATTTTAGTAGTAGAAGCAACGTATGACTTGAAACATTTAAACGGTGAAGACGAGAAAGAAGTAGAACCTACAGTAAATGGAAAAAGCATTGTTGATATTTTACGTGAAGTGGCACAAGCAATGGGATTAGACGAGACAGGAGTGTAAGCCATGAGTGTTAAAATCAATAAACTTGAAATCGAGAATGTTAAGCGTGTAAAAGCAGTAGCGATAGAGCCAACTCAAAATGGATTGACGATTCTTGGTGGCAATAACAACCAAGGTAAAACAAGCATTCTGGACTCTATCGCATGGGCTTTGGGCGGTAACAAGTACAAGCCTAGTCAAGCAACTCGTGAAGGTTCGATGAATCCACCGAGCTTACGAGTAGAGTTATCAAACGGCTTAATTGTCGAACGCAAAGGTAAAAACTCAGATTTAAAAGTTACGGATCCTAAAGGAATTAAAGCAGGACAACAATTATTAGATTCATTCGTTGAAGAATTTGCATTGAATCTTCCTAAATTCATGGAACAAACAGCTAAAGAGAAAGCTAATGCGCTACTAAAAATTATCGGTGTAGGCGACAAGCTTTATCAATTAGATACGGAAGAAGCTAAGTTATACAACGAACGTAGAGCTATTGGGCAGATAGCAGACCAAAAGAAAAAATATGCTGATGAGATGATGCAATATCCAGATGTACCAAATACATTAATCAGTATTTCAGATTTGATTCACGAGCAACAAGCAATACTAGCTAAGAATGGAGAAAACGCTCGTAAACGACAAAACATTAAGCAAATCGAGCAAGAATTAACGAACGTAGGTTCACGTATTGAGCATTTGAAAGAACAACTAGCCGAAGCAACAGAAAGATACAATCAATTGCAGAATGATTTAGGTTTTGCACACAAAGATGCAGAAACGTTGCTAGATGAATCAACGGATGAAATCGAACAAAGCATCGCCAATATTGAAGAAATCAACCGAAAAGTACGAGCTAATCTCGATAAAGAGAAAGCCGAAGAAGATGCGAAAGAACAAAAAGCTCATTACGATGAGTTGTCTGGAATGATTGAAGACATTCGCAAAGAACGTACAGATTTATTGAACAATGCTGATTTACCATTACCTGGATTAAGTGTCGCTGATGGCGAATTAATCTTTGAAGGTCAGAAATGGGATAACATGAGCGGATCTCAACAGTTGAGAGTTGCTACAGCTATTGTCCGTAAGTTGAAACCAGAATGCGGATTCGTTCTTTTAGATAAGTTAGAACAAATGGACTTAAACACGTTAACAGAGTTTGGACACTGGTTGGAATCAGAAGGGCTACAAGCTATCGCTACTCGAGTTTCGAATGGAGCAGAATGCCAAATCATTATCGAAGATGGCTATGTGGTTTCAGATTCAGTAACACCGTTCCAACAAACTGAGCCAATCAAGCACGATTGGACAACAAATTTTTAGAGAGGAGAAACATATGAATATTACAAGAGGGAAACAAGCAAAAGCTCAACGAGTAATCATCTATGGGACTGAAGGTATCGGTAAGTCTACACTAGCAGCACAGTTTCCAAATCCGTTGTTTATCGACACAGAAGGCTCAACAAGCAATATGGATGTAGCTCGTATGGATAAACCAACATCATGGATAATGCTCATGAATCAGATTGCGTTTGTTAAAGCCAATCCAACCGTATGTGACACATTAATTGTAGACACAATCGACTGGGCAGAAGCATTAGCAACAGAATTCGTTTGTTCGTTGCATGGCAAGGTAGGTGTAGAAGATTTTGGTTACGGTAACGGCTATACGTATGTACGTGAAGAATTTGGGCGTTTCTTAAACAAACTACAAGAAATTGTAGACTTAGGAATCCATGTGGTTTTAACTGCTCATGCTCAGATCCGTAAATTCGAACAGCCAGATGAAATGGGAGGTTATGACAGATACGAGTTAAAACTTGGTAAAAAGACAACCTCACAAACTGCACCGCTAGTAAAAGAATGGGGAGATATTGTACTGTTCTGCAATTACAAAACTATTGTGATGAAGAACGAATCGAAAAAGAATAAAGCTCAAGGTGGACAACGAGTGATGTATACGACTCATACGCCTGCTTGGGATGCTAAGAATAGATTTGGGTTACCAGAAGAACTCCCAATGGAGTATCAAGCCATTGCACACATCTTTAACAAGCAACACAAGCAAGTAGCACCACAGTCACAACCACAACCAGTACAGCCAGTACAACAAGCACAACCATTATCAGAGCCTACAGCTACAACAGTAGCTCCAACGACTCCAGTTGTGGAGGGAGTGCCACAAGATCCATTCATTGAGTTATCTACATTAGAACTACCAGAAATACTGCCACAAGCTTTACGAGATTTAATGCGACAGAACTCAGTAACAACAGAAGAATTGCAGTTAATGGCATACGATCGTGGGCATTTTCCAATGGGGACACCTATCGAACATTTCCCTAAAGAGTATTGGGATGCAGTCGTAGCGAATTGGGAAACTTCAATGCAAGAAATTAATCAACATAGAACATTATAGAAAGAGGTACAAAATATGACACAACAATTTAACCAACCAGAACGCGAATTTGGATGGGACGATACTATTCAACAGGATTCACCAGACTTTATCTTATTACCAGAGGGACTATATAACTTTGTCGTGAAAGGATTTGAACGTAGTCGTCACATGCCTAATCCGCAAAATCCTGGTAAATTACCAGCGTGTAATAAAGCTACAGTGTCCATTGAGATTACAACTGCAGAAGGCGAAGCAGTATTAAAACATAACTTATTTTTACACAGCTCAACAGAAGGTATGTTATCAGCGTTCTTTGGAGCTATTGGACAAAAGAAAAAAGGCGAGCCACTCAAAATGAATTGGCAAACGATTGTAGGTGCTCGTGGAGTATGTAAAGTTGGTATGCGAACTTATAACGGCAACCAATATAACGAAGTGAAATCTATGCTATATCCAGAAGATGTGGATCAGACAAAAGTTTTAAACGGTCAAGTGCAACAAACACCGCAATATCAATCACAACCACAATATCAAACTGCACCACAAACACAAAATACTGCATGGAACACCGGAACTGCATTCTAGGAGGTAAATGAATGGAGTTACGACCATACCAACAAGAAGCTCGTGAGTCCGTTCAGAAGGAATGGGAAGAAGGTCGTAAGAAAACATTGTTAGTACTGCCCACTGGATGTGGAAAGACGATTGTGTTTTCGAAAGTAATTGAAGATAGAGTGAAGCTAGGCGAGCGTGTACTTGTCCTAGCTCATCGCTCAGAATTGCTAGACCAAGCGAGCGACAAGCTATATAAATCAACAGGATTAAGGACATCACTAGAAAAAGCAGAATCAACAAGTCTAGGTAGTTGGAATCGTGTAGTAGTCGGATCTGTTCAAACACTACAACAGCAAAAACGCCTAGCAAAATTTGATAAACATCATTTCGATTCCATCGTAGTAGACGAAGCCCATCATTGTATCTCAAATGGCTATCAACGAGTATTAGAACATTTCGATGATGCTAATGTCTTAGGAGTAACTGCTACTCCAGACCGTGGAGACATGCGTAATTTAGGAACGTATTTCGATTCATTGGCTTATGAGTATACATTGCCTAAAGCAATCAAAGAAGGTTACTTAAGTCCAATTAAAGCTTTGACAATTCCAATCGACTTGGATTTATCAAGCGTGATGATGCAAAGTGGAGATTTTAAAGCTAGCGATGTCGATAATGCATTAGATCCATACTTAGAAAAGATTGCAGATGAAATGCTCAATCATTGTTTAGACAAGAAAACTGTAGTCTTTCTACCATTAGTAAAAACATCGCAAAAATTTAAAGATATTTTAAATAGCAAAGGATTTAAAGCGGCCGAAGTAAATGGCGAGTCCAAAGACCGTGCTGAAATCTTAGAAGATTTTGATAAAGGCAAATACAACGTGCTTTGCAATTCGATGCTACTTACGGAAGGTTGGGATTGTCCTACAGTGAATTGTGTGGTGGTGTTAAGACCGACAAAGGTACGTGCGTTATATTCTCAAATGGTAGGACGAGGAACACGCTTAGCTGAAGGCAAAGACCATTTGCTTTTACTAGATTTCTTATGGCATACCGAACGACACGAGCTTTGTCGTCCGGCTCATTTGATTGCTGAGAACGATGAAGTTGCTAAGAAGATGATTGAAACTACTGAAAATAATATCAATGTAGCGTTAGATTTGGAAGATTTAGAGGAGCAAGCAAAAGAAGATGTTACCGCTCAACGTGAACAAGCTTTAGCAGAACAATTAGCACAAATGCGTAAACGACAACGTAAATTAGTGGATCCGTTGCAGTTTGAGATGAGTATTCATGGAGAAGATTTAACAAGCTATGTACCGTCATTTGGATGGGAAATGAGTCCACCAACTAAGAAGCAAGTCGAAACATTAGAAAAACTAGGAATATTACCAGACGAAATCGATAACGCTGGAAAAGCTCAAATGTTGCTAGACAGATTATCGAAACGACAACGTGAAGGCTTAACAACGCCAAAACAAATTCGATTATTAGAACGTTACGGATTCAAAAACGTTGGAATGTGGCAATTTGACAATGCATCTAAATTGATTAATCGCATTGCGGCCAGTGGCTGGAGAGTGCCAAACGGAATCGATGTGAATACTTATGTGGGGGTGTAGCGATTGGAAGATAACAATTTACTAGAGTTATTAAGCTACATTCCACCAGATTCATTATCTTATACAGAATGGATTAACGTTGGAATGGCGTTGAAGCACGAAGGCTACACAGCAAGTGATTGGGATGAGTGGTCGAGAAATGATGCAAGATACCATACAGGCGAATGTTTCATGAAATGGGATTCGTTTCAAGGAACTAGCTCACCAGTTACTGGTGGTACTATTTTTCATCTTGCTGTAGAAAACGGCTTTGTTCCACAAACGTTTCATGATGACGGTCGTGGTGCATTAGATTGGGATGCTTCTATTAAATACGACAATGATTATCAATTACTCGATAAATCTTATATCGATGGGAAAGAAATCCATGAGCCGAAACATTGGAATCCAGTACAAGAAATCGTCAAATACTTAGATACGTTGTTCGAATCAGACGATATAGTCGCTTATGCAACAGAAAGTTATGCAAAAACGAATGAAGCGACTGGAGAAGTAGAAAAGTATCTGCCTGCAAAAGGTGCGTATGATAGAACGGCTGGAGAGTTAATCGACAAGTTATTGCGTTGCGATGGAAAAATCAATGAAGTATTAGGCGATTACAACGAACAAGCAGGGGCTTGGGTACGTTTTAATCCGATGGATGGAAAAGGCGTGAAAAACGAGAACGTAGCTCAGTTTAGATATGCATTAGTTGAATCTGACAACATGGATCTTGAAAAACAAAATGCTATCGTTCGTGAGTTAGAACTGCCAATCGCAACATTAGTCTATAGTGGTTCAAAATCAATTCATGCAGTCGTTCGAATTGAAGCTACAAACAAAGAAGAATACAAAAAGAGAGTCGATTACTTATACAAAATTTGTAAAAAGAATGGACTTAATGTCGATGAACAGAACAAGAATCCTAGTCGATTAAGTCGATTGCCAGGCTTCATGCGTGGAGATAAAAAGCAATTCATTATCGACACCAACATTGGAAAAACATCATGGGATGAATGGTATCAACATATTGAAGACTTAAACGATGAATTGCCAGATCCGGAAAGCTTAATCGATTTCTGGGAAGACATGCCACCACTTGCTCCAGAATTAATCAAAGGAGTGCTTAGACAAGGACACAAGATGCTTATCGCTGGTCCGTCAAAAGCAGGAAAGTCATTTGCATTAATTAACATGTCGATAGCAATCGCAGAAGGTCATCATTGGTTCGGTTGGGAATGTACTCAAGGGAAAGTCTTGTATGTCAATCTTGAGTTAGATAGAGCATCGTGTTTGCATCGTTTCCGAGATGTATATAAAGCGATGGGAATAGAAGCTAGAAACATTTCCAACATCGACATCTGGAATTTACGTGGGAAGACTGTTCCGATGGACAAACTAGCACCAAAACTGATTAGACGAGCTTATAAAAAAGGCTACATTGCCGTTATTATTGACCCAATCTACAAAGTACTAACTGGGGACGAGAACAGTGCAGACCAAATGGCACATTTTACGAATCAGTTTGATAAAGTAGCGACTGAATTAGGTTCGAGTGTAATCTACTGCCACCACCATTCAAAGGGTTCGCAAGGTGGTAAGAAGTCGATGGATAGAGCAAGTGGTTCTGGAGTATTTGCACGTGATCCAGATGCTTTAATCGACTTAGTAGAATTAGAATTGACAGACGAGATTCGCAAACAACAAATTAATAGCATGACTGCCAAAATCTATCAAGATGCCATTAACCAAATGAATAGACCATACATGGAACAGTTTGTAGGTTTAGACGATTTACAAAACTCATTCCAGATGCGTAATCATTTCGAGCGTGCAGTTACGAATGTAAAAGATAGAGTCACAGTCAATGATGCAGTGACTGCTCAGACTACCAGAATCGAAAACAGTACAGCTTGGAGAGTTGATGGTACGTTACGAGAGTTTGCCAAATTTAAGCCAAGAAATATCTGGTTTAGTTATCCAACGCATACAGTAGATGAATCTGGTGTATTAGCAGATATTCAGCTAGATGATAATACGCCAAGTTGGAAGAAGAATTTAGAGAAATCTGGCAAGAAACAAAGTCCAGCACAACGAAAAAAAGATAGAAAAGAGGCTTTTGAAACAGCGTACTCAGCTTTAAACGATGGAATACAACCAGTCACTCAAGATGATATGTGCGAATATTTGGGAATTTCTTCACGAACTTTTAAGAGAAGAATGGAAGAAATCGATGGTTATAAATTGGATGGGAACCTAGTTATTGTAGAATAATAAATCGGAAAAAATCCTAATTTTTGACATGACAAATAGGGGCACGGCACTGTGGCAGACACGACAAAAATTCCTATTTGTCTGTCTGCCAATCGGAAAAAATCCTAAACGAAATTTTTAAAATGACATGACAAATAGGGGCATTTTTCCTATTTGTCACTGGACAGGCACTGGGGAACACTAAGTCGTGTTCTAAGTTGTGTCTGTCACGGAGTCAAGTGTAGGGTCAGTCAAGCTGGCATGAGACTAGCCAGCTTGTCCTGCCCTACCTACACTTGACAAACGCCGAATGGAATGGGTAGGAAATTAATTAAAAATAGTGAGTTTGTTCACAAGTGAGAAAGGAGAAATTTATGGTATTTAAAAAACGTAAAAAATCAAAATTATTAGATATTGGTAAAAGTATGCCTACACTGTATCATACATTGCCTAATGAAGAATTTGATTATGATAAATCGCAAGTCTTGAAATGGATTGCTAGTCAACCAGAGTTGTTGAAATATATGCACAATAAGTTATCAAACATTGGATACATTGAATACGATAAAACTACCGGAACATGGAAAGGTATCGATGTACATGATTGAGTTTTTTATCCCAATGGAGAACATACCTACAACGACTCATCAACAGAAACAAGTAACATGCCGAAATGGTAAGCCACACTTTTACGAGCCACCAAAGCTAATCGAAGCTAGAGCGAAGTACATGGCATACTTGTCACAATTTGCTCCTCAAGAGAAAATCAATGGTGCAATTCGCTTAACAGTGAAATGGATTTTCCCAATGGTAAAAGGTAGCTACAACGGTCAGTACAAAACGACTAAACCAGACACAGATAACCTACAGAAGCTATTAAAAGATTGCATGACTGAATTAGGATACTGGGTAGATGATGCATTGGTAGCATCTGAAATTGTAGAGAAATTCTGGGGTAAAACTACTGGTATTTATGTCCGTGTGGAGGAATTGAAATGAGCTTAGATTATCGTGCGTTCTATCAAGATGTGGTCGATTGGATCTATCAATCCAAAGAGGTAGAACGGATTAAAGGATTCGGTACAGACGAATACATGGATTGGATCGTACAGTCAGTTATCCAGATATGCGAGAAGTACAACGATGATAAATTTGTACTAAAGCAAATGAGAATGCTTTGGAATCATATTGATGATGCAGTAAAAATGCAAACAGGAAGTGAGTAAATGGAGAGTAATTTTGGAAAATGTGATACTGGATCTTGTCATACTTATGAGAATATCGAGATTGTCAAGATTGATGGTAAGAAATACGTGAAAAGAAAACGTGATGGCAAAATCATGCATGCAAACAAGGAGGCAGTGAGTCGTGATAATACTAAACGCAAAATTCGAAGACAACGTAACAATCATTTTAAATCCTAACCATATTGTCATGATAAAAGATTATGGCGATGGAGCAGTGATTAGTACAACACTAAATTCGAGAACAGGAATTTTACATGTAAAAGAATCAAAAGAAGAAGTATTAAGAATGATACAAGAGGAGATGCTTTATGACGATGAATTTTAGAGAAATAACAGATTATATGTATCAAATTTATGAGAAGAAAAATGCAGACTATGGCGATAGCTTCAGCAAAACATTTGATGAATTTGGCTTAACGGCATCAGCTATTCGTATTAACGATAAGACAGAACGATTCAAGAAGTTGATTAAACAAGATGCTCAAGTGCAAGATGAATCAATTAAGGATACGTTGCTGGATCTGGCAAATTATGCAGTATTGACTCTAATGGAGATGTCGAAGAAGTGAGGTGTAGTGGAATGAAATTGATTAAGTTGAATAAATTTGAAGATTTGGTTACAGCAGAAAAGGCAGAAGAAATCTATTTCAACGCAGATAAAATTATTAGTGTTAGACAAAAAAGTAACCATTCTGAAATTGATGTTGCGTATGCGAATGGGTGGCGTAGCTGGAAAGTGCAAGAAACCATTGAGGAGATTCAATATCAATTAGAGGATAAACCTATTAATAAACCACGAGTAGGGGTACGTATCAAAGATATTCGCATGGAAAAAGGAATGACAACAAAAGAGTTTGGTGCTTTATTCGGTGCTAGTGATAGTAATGTTACCTCATGGGAAAAAGGTAGAACTTTACCCAACAAAGAACGCTTAAGAAAGATTGCAGATATAGCAGGAATGACAGTACAGAAATTGTTAGAGGGGTAGAAGAATGATTGACACAACATTAATAACTTTTTTACAAGAAATACTAAAAGATGATGAATGCGAAGTACGATTCCCTATTACAGAATATATGGAACGTTTAGGGATTCCTTTTGAAAAATTGGACGAAGTTAAAAGAAACGTGATTGATGAATTGCATATACTGATGGATTATCTGTGTACATGGGAAGTAGAAACGACACGAGTGACACAAACAACGTACACACGACTAATTTACTCATTTGCAGTCGTAGACTCAATGATTCAGGTTAAGTTTGCAGAATGGACGAAAGGAATGCGTGAACAAGAAGACTGGTTAGTATACATGGTTGTCGCTTTGGAAAACGCAAAATGGGAAGAATAATGAACGAAAGAAGAATTAGACAGCTATTCCTAGAACACGTTCAAGAATTGGCTGGTACGGATAAGCTAGAAGTTTATGTTGATATACCTGATTTTGTCCGTGGTGCTAATCTTGAAGTAGATGAAAGATATGTATGTAAAATTTTAAGTTGTTTACTCTACAAAATATACGAGAAGAAGACGCTAGTGAATGATATTCACTTTTTAGTTGGACCTTGTATTAAGTTGTATTTCAAAGAAGGAACAAAAGAAATGAGAAAACATAATGAAAACTGGTTAGTGGATTGTGTCGAAGGAAAGGAGGATGAATAATGGAATTTGGACAACAATTAAAAGCGATTCGTAAAGAAAAAGGCATGAATCAAATGCAGATGGCTAAGTTTTTAGATGTTTCTGTGTCCTCGGTTCGACACTGGGAGCAAGGGATTTCTACACCAAATCGTACTTGCCTCCAAATTTTAAAAGATAAATTAGGCATTGATTACTCGCCTGCTGTGCAGAAAAAACATAATTTCTATCACTTGAAAGCTAGATTAAAACAAATACCTGAAGAATCAGTGCTAAAAATATATGAATCGAGACAAATAGAAGATTTAGTAGATGGATTGAAATGGGCTATTTTAACAAGGAATACTGAAAATGAGATGCTTCATATCGGATTGATTACAGTACAATTGATGCAACATTGCTTCCATCGTGATTATGAATTTGAAGCTTGTTTAGCAAAAGCGATGGAGTGTTTAGAAAATAGAGGAGAGGAAAAAGGATGAGTAGAGTAGAAGAAATACAAAAACATATTAGTAATACAGAATCAAAACTTGCTAGTTTACGCTCTGAATTAGAAAAAGCACAAACCGAAGAAAGAGAAGCTAATGTTAGCTATCCGTTTGAACTTAATCAAGACTGTTGGTTATTAAATCCAACAGGATTTATTGAAAAAGGTAAATGGCAGAATGAGGATATTCAAAAAGAAATGTTTTGCCAAAACAATTTATTCGTGACTCAAGAAGAAGCTGAAAATGAAAGAGATAAGCGTAAGTTGCTAGTGAGATTTAATCAATTTAGAGATAAGTGCAATGGAAGTTGGACAACAGATTTCTATGATGGTTATCAACATAAGTATTGTATCCAATTTGATGGAGATGATGGATGTTGGGAAGTTAAGAAAGAAAATTCTTATGCATTAGAATTTGCCACGTTTGGATATTTTAAAGAATGGGAAGATGGGAATAAAGCTCTTGAGTTATTTGAA